TAAAAAAAAGAAAGACTTAGCAAAATTTATTAAAGAAATACAAACAGACATCTCTACTTACTAAGTCACCTCAAGGGGGGAATTATGATGCTGGACAAGGTGAATATATATCAAGATGCAAAAGTATTCAAACAAATTGATTTTGAAATAATGCTGAAAAAAGAAAAAATTCGAACAAATGAACAGGCAATTGCAAAAGCTTATAAATTAGCAGGTATTAATGGACCTACCGGATATGACAATATGGGTATTGATTATTCCAGAGTTACTTCATCTACTCCTGCAGCTCATATTGGATTAGATGATGCAATCAGAATGGCAGAGCCATACCAGAAACAAAATGATAATCTACAAAAAGAGATATCGAGCCTAAAAAACAGAAAGAAAGTACTTCTTAAAACGCTCAATACTCTTGGAGGAATAGAAAATAAAATCTTCTTACATAGAGTGATAATGGATGAGACACAGGAAGAAGCAGCGGATGAAATAGGATTATCAAGAAGACATTTGCAAAGGATAGAAAAGCAAATGAAACATACATCAATATTTGATCTGTAGTTAGTATTATGGCATATAGGTGTGTGAGGCTGAAAATATTACTCATGCACCTATATGAATAAATATGTACAATAATATTATAAATATGTATATAAATACATTGAAAGTATGAATAATATACGTTTTTCTACTATGAATTTATTGAAAATTAAAAAAATGCAGTATTTATGCGGATATGAGCATATTAAGAAAAATTAAAGTTATAGTGAAAACTAAGTTTTTGCGAATAATACAGATTATGTAAATTAAGATTTAGCTCATTGAGCGGAAAGGAATTTTATGAGTGATATTAAGGTTTATAAAATGAATGATTATGAATGGTGGGCAAGCAATTTGTCTGCCGAGGAAACAAACGCATTCTACAAGCAAGAAATCGGAGAGGAAAACGATCTCGAAGATATTGAAGAATGCGACATTGATAAAGATGGTATGTGGTGGACTTTGGACCAAGAAAGCAAGGAATACGAAGAGATACAAATTGAGTTTATCAGGACGAACGGAGAAAACATCAAAATGTTAAAGCAAGATAGATCATTCGGAGATTTAACGAAATCAGGATGCGACATTTTGAAATACATTCCACTAAGAGAAGCGATCGAACGAATCGGAGAATATACAAAGCCGTTTTGCATTGCTTCAACCGAATGGTAGGTAATCCTTAGCTGAACGGAGGCAACTATGAAGTTTCAAAAAGATTGCAAGCATCCATTTAAAATAACTTGCAAATTCAAAATGTATGGGATGAGAGGATGCGAGATTAAGTTAGAAAGTGGTGAAAACTTATCATACATGCCAATTCCAGATGATGTTAGATTTTCTTTTGCAAGCATAGAAAGATTTTATATTGCCGATGCCGGGCAAAAAATTATCTCAGACAAATTGGATGAAATGAATAAGGCAAAAGAAAAATTCATGAATGTTAACTAAACTGTAAATTACAAGTACATTAAAAATAAAATAATGAAAATTATTTTGTTAATAAAATAAGGACAAGAAAAAGTGTAAAAATCAGATATAACAAGGAATTGTATTGATTATAAGATGTCGCTTTTTATGTCGCAATTTATGTCGTTGATTTGTCGTGTTTGTAATGCTAGACTTAGTATTAGTGAAAATTGAATTCAGCAGGGCAGTAATTCATCTTATGTATGGATTATTGCCCTGCTTTTGTTATGCATAAGGTGGTGATGAGTAGAATGAACACAGTTGAGCCAATTCGTGATAAAAAAACAATAGAGGATGTTGCTGATTTTCTGAAAGAAAAAAGTGATCGTAACTATGTACTCTTTATGTTTGGTATTTATTCTGGCCGTAGAATATCTGATATTTTAAAATTCAGAGTTCGAGATGTCAGAAATAAAAGCAATGTATCCATTAAAGAGCAGAAAACAGGAAAAGAAATGAAGTTTCCTATCAACGATGAACTTAAACCAATTATCAGGGATTATATAGAAGGCAAACCGGATTATGAATTCTTGTTTAAATCAAGAAAAGGGAAGAACGAGCCAATCACAAGACAGCAGGCTTATAATATTTTGAACGAAGCAGCGGATGCATTCGATTTGTACAGCATCGGTACCCATACAATGAGAAAAACATTAGGTTATCATATGTATCAGAAATCTCATGATATTGAGCTTGTAAGAAAGATACTTAACCAGACAGATGAAAAATCTACTCGTAGATACATCGGTATAGATCAAGAGATGGTCGATAAGGCAATGACAAAGTTTTCGTTCAAATAATTATATTTTTTTACCCTCCAATTTTTCATAATTCAGATATGTAAAATTCATATATTAATTTTTTTCGCACTTAATAGAAGAAACACACTCAAATGAATTTGACAGAATATCCCTTATGACAAATTCAAGGATAGTTTTAGGTAACACAATTTAAGCCGTTTTCATCCATGTAAAAGTGGATTTCCTCATCATATATATTCCCTCCACGGTTGCCGGTCTGAATAAGGCCGGTGACTGCTTTCTGCAGAAACACATTATGTGCTTCCAATCAGCAGATCTATAATTATTGCCAAACACTTCAAAGAAGGAAAGGAAGTGAGAGCGTGAACATATCATATGATACAATTTTTGGTATCAGTTTAGTGAGTCTGATATATATGATATTTGGATTGATAAAAATGTATGCAGCTGTAATAACTGCTATGGTTGAAGAGATGCCATATAACATAGATCAATCTATGCATCCGGTATAGATTAAGCCTACTAGAATTAAAGTATTTATAATAATAAAAAATCTCACATCTCTTAAATATGAGTAGTTTTAGTAGGCATTAAAATATAAAAATTTTATATCCACGGTTTCCGGTCTGAATAAGGTCGGTAACTGTTTTCTGCCAAAAATAAAAATCTATTTTACCTGGCAGAACTGAAATCCTATCATAAGAAGCACGTTGATATATGTCCATCGAAGTGCTTCTTTTGAAAGTAATGGCATAGCCAATAATACTATACAAAGACCTCCAAGAGCGGAGGCGAATCAAAGGCACCGGAGGCATTGATCTCGTAACGGTGTCTTTGATTTTGCACAAAGGATTGAGTCAAAGGAAGCAGAGATATATCAATGTGAATAGAGGGGTTAGGTGATCTTATGAAGATTTACAAGGTTGTAACCGATAAGAAACCAACGAACTGTATTGAATGTCCGTTGATTAAACTCAGAGTATGTGGTGCAGTAAAGAAGCAGTATGCATCAAGTGGTGCTGTATATTACGAAAGTATTCCAGACAATAGATGTCTTATAAGAGCAAAATGACAGAAGAACAAGTATATGAATGGATTAGTAAGTTAATCCGAGAGAATAGACTGGAAGAATTCTATAACAGCAAAGAGTGGAGACACTTAAGAAAAGAAATTCTTATTGAATATAAATATGAATGTCAAGATTGTAAAGCCAAGGGAATATATACCAAAGCTAATCATGTACATCATGTGCAATATGTTCGTAAGCATCCGAGATATGCATTAAGTAAAGTCTATATATTTCAAGGAGTAGTATATATCAATCTTATTCCTTTGTGCCATGATTGCCACGAACGAAGGCATGGATACAGACAGAAGGATAAGAAAGAATTGTTGAGCGAGGAAAGGTGGTAAAGGATGAAACCAGATTTATTAAATAGAGCCAATAATCTCAAGATAGAAATTGAAAGCACACAAAAAATGATATTGGCATTAGAAGCACCATATGTAAATTGTTTAAGAGCAAACCAATATACTGACTGCAGAGATACAACAGAGGTATATTTATTTGAAACTAATGATGATTTACATATAGTGATACTTAATCATTTTAAATGTAAATTAGCAAAACTTCAAAAAGAATTTGATGAATTGTAGACATATACCCCGGTCTAAATAAAACGCATTTTAAGGCTGAAGGCTGTAACTCGGCTTGGGGTATACAAGATAAAAATATTGGTTTCAAATTGAAAGAGGGGGGTGGTGGAATGGCAAAGAAAGCATCCAGCGTATCAAAAAAAGAACTTATAGTAGATTTATTAGATCAGCTTGATCGTAGCGGTATGACCGGAAAATATTATATTGACCTTGTTAATGATTATGCTGAGATGTACGACACCAAAAAAAAGTTGATTAATGATATTAAAACTCGCGGTGTATCCGTTTACTATAACAATGGTGGTGGACAGTCAGGATATAAAAAGAATGAAAGTGTAGATCAGTGGGTAAAGGTTAACGGTCAGATGCTTAAGATACTCGATGCGCTAGGAATAAAGCCATCTCAGGGTGGTGGTGCAGATGACGACATGGAAATGTAGGCAACAAGATTATCATCCTTACATAGATCAATACATAGATGATTGCCGGAGCGGTAAGAACATTGTAGATGAAGATATATTGCTTGCCTGTGATCTAGTTGAGAAACGTCTTAATGATACAGATGTATTTATTGATACTGAGAAAATAGATAAAGCCGTGGAACTTATGGAACGGTATTTTGAAATCAAATTATTTGATTGGGAACTATTTGCAGTCGCATGTATTCATTGCTTTTATAAATCTAATGATACCGTTGTATTCGATACAATCTTTATTATGATGGGCAGAGGAAATGGAAAGAACGGTTTCATTAGTCCGGTCGCCTGGTACCTTAGTACGCATTATCATGGCATAAAAGGTTATAACATTGACATCGTTGCAAATGCTCAGGACCAAGCAAAGACTTCCTTTGAAGATATCTATGAAGTATTGGATGAAAAATGGAGTAAGCTGAAAAAGTTCTTCTATAAATCAAAAGAGATTATTAGAAACCTGATTACAAAATCTTATATTAAGTTCAACACATCAAATGCGAAGACGAAGGATAGTAAGAGAACTGGATGTCTTATCTTTGATGAAGTACATCAGTATGAATCCTATGATCAAATTAAAGTTTTTACATCTGGATTTGGAAAGCGAAAGCATTCCAGATCTTTTTATATTACTACGAATGGAAATGTAAGAGAAGGTGTTCTGGATGATATGCTTGCAATCTCAAAAGACCTTCTTCGAGGAATAATTACTGATTTAGGTTGGCTTCCTCTTTTATATCATATAACCAGTGAAGAAGAAGCTTTAAATCCGGATATGTGGTACAAAGCAAATCCTTCTTTGAAATACTTGCCGGATCTATTAAAGGAAATCCAGAAAGAATTTATTCAGTTAAAATATCAGCCGGCTTTGGAAGAAGAGTTTTACACAAAGAGAATGAACTGGCCAAAGCAAAACAGAGAGTTAATAGTTACTCTATGGGAGAACATTTTGGCTACAAATAAACCATTGCCGGAACTTTATGGTAGAACCGCCGTGATAGGCCTAGATTATATGAAAGTAACGGACTTTGCATCCGTTAACATTCATTTTTGTATTGGTAACGAACGAATTGATTTATCTCATTCCTGGTTATGCTTAAAATCAGCGGATATTCCAAGATTAAAAATTCCATGGAAGCTATGGTCAGAACAGGGATACTTAACACTGGTAGATGATGTTGAAATTAGTCCTGACTTATTAGCGGATTATATTGCGGAACAAGCAATAAAATACAATATTCAGAAGTTGGCACTTGATAATTACCGCTATGCACTACTTACAAAGTCTCTTCGAAGAGTAGGCTTTGATGCAAAGGATTATAAGAATGTATACCTTGTAAGACCTTCCGATATTATGAAGATTGTTCCTGTAATCGATAGCTGCTTTGCAAACCAGTATTTTGTTTGGGGTGATCAACCGTTACTTCGATGGGCCACAAACAATGCAAAGTTAATTAGGTCAGGAGTAAAGTCAGGGGATGATACTGGAAACTTTGTCTATGGAAAGATAGAAGCAAAAAGCAGAAAAACGGATCCGTTTATGGCACTGGTTCATTCAATGTGTATTGAGGATGGATTAAGTACATTAGAAAATACATATTATGATCTGCCTGTAATTACAGGATAGGAAGAAGGTGATAATGAATGAGTTTTATTAGCTGGATCTCAAAAAAGCTAAGTGGTGGACCAGTCCCTTTGAGTGGTAATGACTTTTTAGTGTATGCGGAAGAGTATGCTGCATTAGTAGGAGATATTTATATCAGAGAGATGGCTTTCTGGTCTGCAGTTAATATTATAGCTAATGCAATCAGTAAATGTGAATTTAAGACTTATATGTATGATAGCAAAGAAAAAAAGGTTGTTGAAAAAAAACTTGCTGAGTATTACCGATGGAATGTAGAACCAAATCGAAATCAAAATTCAAGTGTTTTTCTACACAAGCTGATTGCTCAATTATATCGAAACAACGAATGCCTGGTTATTGAGCAAAATGAACAGCTGCTTGTTGCAGATGATTTTGTAAGGACACCGTATGCACTGTATGATGATACCTTTACTCAGGTTAAGGTAGAAGATTTTACATTTCAAAAAACATTTTATCAAGCGGATGTCCTATATTTCAAATTATCAGAACGTGATATGCGAAAGATTACGGCTGGACTTTTTGAAAGCTATTCAAAATTGATATCGTACAGCATGAACGCTTATCAGAAATCAAGAGGTACGAAGGGAATTTTTAAGTATAATTCACTTCCAGTTGTAGGAAGCAGAGAAGAAGAATCATTCAATTCATTAATCAATGAAAAAATTGGTAAATGGTTGTCAGGAGATAATGCAGCACTACCGCTTGGTAATGGACAGGAATGGAAAGAACTTGAACATAAGACGTATTCATCCGAAAGCACCAGAGATATTCGGGCACAAATCGATGATGTATGTGATTTTACCGCAAAAGGGTTTGGAATTCCACCTGCTTTATTACGCGGAGATATTCAAGGAGTTAAGGATGTAGTAGATCAGCTGCTTACATTTTGCATTGATCCATTAACAGATATGATTTCTGAAGAAATTAATCGTAAGCGGATCGGAATGGCAGAATTCATTAAAGGTACCAAGGTCGTAATTGATACGAAGACCATTAAACATATTGACTTGTTAAGTGTTGCAACTGCGATTGATAAATTAATTGGTAGCGGAGTATTTTGCATCAACGATATTCGCAAAGCGGTTGGAGATGAAATCATTGATGAACCTTGGGCATGGCAACATTATATTACAAAAAATTATAGTTCAGTAGATGATCTTGAGTCTGCAGAAGGGAGTGAAAACAATGAAAAAGGCAATATGGGAAATAAAGCAGTCGGTACAACCTAATGCAATTGACATGTATATCTATGGCAATGTAGAAGGAGATTCCTATGACTGGTGGACAGATGAAAAAATCGAAAGTGAAACATCTGCAAACCATTTCAGAAATGAACTAGCCAAATATCCGAATGCATCACAAATCAATATTTACATTAATTCATACGGTGGAAGTGTTTTTGAGGGTACAGCAATTTATACCCAGTTAAAAAGACACTCGGCTCAGAAGACAGTATATGTAGATGGCTTTGCTTGTAGTGTTGCATCTGTAATTGCTATGGCCGGTGATAAAGTAATCATGCCACCGAACACCATGATGATGATACATAATGCATGGAATATTGTACTTGGTAATGCAAAAGAAATGAGAAAGGCTGCAGATGATCTTGACACGATCATGGAAGGAAATCGCCAAGCTTATCTTGAAAAAGCACAGGGGAAAATCAGTGAAGAACAACTCATTGAGTTATTAGATAATGAAACATGGCTTACTGCAAAACAGTGCCTTGAATATGGTTTCTGTGATGAGATTGCAGGGCATGAAGCAGATTTAACACAGGCACAGCAAATGCTGCAAAAGGTTAACAAGACCATCGAGCAGAATATTAACTATAATAAAGCAATTGCTGCACAATTAAGAGAAATGGTTGAAACACCGAAAGAACCTATCAATCCACCGGAACTAACTCCAGCAGAGCCAACACCGGAACCGAAACAGAATAAACCAATCAAATTAATGGCGGCTTTGATCCGCTAATTTTTATGTAGAAAAGGAGAAAAGAAGTATGAAAAATCTTGATTTACTCAATCAGCAAAAAGCAGTAATCATGCAGAAATTAAGTCAGGCAATGAAAGATGGTGATGAAGAAGCCTTTGCTCAGGCATGGGGGGAGTTCACAGCCAATCTTCAGGAGGCAGTACTTGCAGAAGCAAAAGGTCTGATTCAGGCAGCCGACAATCAGGTTTTATCCGGTAGGGGAGTTAGAGCTTTAACTTCCGAAGAAAGTAATTACTATCAGTTAGTAATCGATGCAATGAAGTCCAGCAATCCGAAGCAAGCATTAAGTGATGTTGAAGTTGTTCTTCCAAAGACAGTCATTGATGCAGTATTTGAAGACCTTACCGAAGAGCATCCTCTTCTTGATGCTATTGACTTCCAGAACACCAGTGGACTTATTGAGTACTTAGTCAATGAGGGCGGTGCGCAGCTTGCTACATGGAAGGCACTGACCGCAACCATAGTTACAGAACTAACCGCTGGATTTAAGAAAATTGATCTTGCACATAAGAAATTATCCGCATTTCTTCCGGTCGCAAAGGCAATGCTTGATCTAGGTCCTGCATGGTTAGATCGTTTTGTAAGAGCAGTCCTTGGTGAATCCCTCTACAATGGTCTGGAGGATGGAATTATTGATGGTGATGGACTACTTGAGCCAATCGGTATGAACAGAAATCTTGCTGGTGCCGTAGATCCTACGACTGGATATCCATTAAAGGTAAAGGTTCCTGTTGCTGATTTTGGTCCTGAGAATTATGGTGGTCTGATTTCGCAGCTGATCAAGGCACCCAATGGATTAGTCAGAAAAGTAAGCGAAGTTATTCTTGTTGTTAATCCGGTGGATTATCTCACGAAGATTATGCCTGCTACTACATCCTTTATTAATGGTGCATGGGTTAGCAATATCTTTCCATTCCCTACTAAGGTAATTCAGAGTGCAAGAGTTACCGAAGGTTCTGCTATACTTGGTATTGGCAAGAAGTATTTTATGGGTATCGGTACTCAGAAGTCCGGAAAGATTGAATATGATGACTCTTATCATTTCTTAGAAGATGAGAGAGTGTATCTTGTTAAGCTATACGGAACTGGAAAGCCGGTTGATAATAAAGCATTCTTATTCCTTGACATTTCAAAGATTAAGCCTGCTTTCCCTGTTATGCGCACAACAAACTATGTTGATGCATCCCTGAAGAGCATTGTCGTAGCCGGTGGTACATTAAGCCCTACGTTTAGTGCTAACGTAACCTATTATGAGGCAGCAGTCACAGCAGCAGGAGCATTCACCGTAGCAGCAGCAGATTCCGATGCAACTATTGCAGTTACACTGAATGGTTCCACCGTAACCAATGGTGCAACACTTACATGGGTAGCCGGACAGAACATCGTACTTGTTACCGTAACCAATGTAGATACCATTAAGACCTATGCAGTGGTAGTTACTTACACCGCAGCATAATCATGACGGTTAGAGCAGTTATTGCTTTCCACGATATCAAAGAAGGTGTCACCAGACAGATTGGTGACACCTTTTCTGTATCCGAGGAAAGATATCAAGAGCTTATCTCTACCAAGTTTGGAAAATTAGTAGAGAAGGTTGCCGAAGCAGCCACAAAAGCAATAAGTAAAAAAGCCAAAGAACAAATTATAAAAAAGAAGTAGGTGATCCGTATGGCAGCACTACCAACAGGGCTACTCGATAGTGTAAAAAACTATCTGGATATTACTTGGAACGATGTTGATACAGATAAGAAGCTTACCGGCATCATCGAACGTGGTATGAAATATATCAACCGTGTATCCAGATCAGAGAATGATTATACCGTCGAAGATAAACCAAAAGAGCTATTACTTGATTACTGCTTATATGTGAGATCAAATGCATTATCTGTATTTCAAAAGAATTATGAGCCGGAACTATTATCACTTCAGATTGATCAGGGGGTGAAAAAATATGAAGCCGAAAATCCAGTTACAAGTCCAATCGTACAATGATGGAATTGCGATAATCAATAAGGTAAAAAATAAAGCAGAGGATGGAAGGCTGCCGGTATATGATACGGAACCAAAAGGTAAATTGCCATATGAAGAAAGAACGGTAGGAATGGGAAGATTTTGGACGGCTTCACAGGAAAACACCAAAATAGAGCGGTTGTTAAGATTTCCACGCATTGATACGGTGGTTCGTGATGATCAAGTCATACCTACAGATGGAAAGCCTTATAAGATTGTTCAAGTGCAATATCCGCCGGATGTAAGTCCACCCAGTATGGATTTATCGTTAGAGCGATTGGAGGTGGCTTATGAATCTGTCTAATGTTAAAAATGTTTTTACTCCATTGTTACCAGGTGCCGTATTTCACTTTGAAGCACACAATAAGCAAAACCGCTATATCGTATGGGCAGAAGACGCACAAGCAGGAGGCTCTTATGCAGATGATGTTATGCAAGAGCAAGTAATCGAAGGTACCGTTGATCTTTATACGAAAACAGACTTTGATCCTTTGTTTAAAAAAATTCAGATTGCAATGAATCGTTCCGGAATGAATTGGAGGTTGAATTCGACGCAGTATGAAGAAAAGACAAAATACATTCATCATGAATGGGTGTGGCAGATTAGTGATGAAGTAGGTGAGAGCTAGTGGCAAGAATGAACATCAGTCCTTCCCTTGACAATTATATAAAAGAGCTGGAGCGGTTTGCATCCGATGAACCAGAGATTGCAAAGAGGGCAGTCATAGCTGGAGCACAACCGGTTGCAGATGCTATGCGCAGTGGAATGCGGTCTCTACCAGTAGATCATTTTCGTAAGTTAAAAGAGGATGAAACCTTTGAAGTATTATCAAAAGAACAGTTAAAAGATTTAGAAGATAGTATGGGTATTGCACCTGTTTCCGTAGATGACAATGGAAATACGAATACAAAGGTAGGTTTTGAAGGATATGGACGTTTTCCTACAAAAACATATCCACAGGGTTTACCAAATGCGCTACTTGCCAGAGCGGTAGAGAGTGGTTCCAGTGTTCGTAAAAAGACACCATTTGTTAGACCGGCGGTGAATAAATCAGAGGCAGCCGCCGTGGAGAAAATGGATCAAGTAATTAATGAAGCTGTTAAAATTTACGCTTTATAAGGAGGTAAATCAGTAAGATGAAATGCAAATTTAAAGTTAAGAACAAGACTGAGTTTGACGATGGGTTAGCAAACGTTCACATGGAAGTAACGCAGGATAATTGCGAAGAGAACAAAGCATTCTTCGCAAATAATCCAAACGGCTATTTTGATGTGATGGGAATTGCACCGGAAGTGGCAAGTCAGTTTGTGGTAGGTGGCGAATATTTTATTGATATTCTGCCAGTAAAATAGAGCCTTAAGAAGAAGGAGGAAGCAACATGGCAAAGATAGGATTAAAATATCCGGTATACAAAGGTAGTGTAAACAAGGGTGTGATCGGTAAGGCAATTCAGGCTGATATTGCAATTACGGTAAATGAAGTGTATCTACCGGCAGATGATGCGATTGCAGAGTCAGATAAATCATTCCAAAGCGGTAAAATCACTCTTGGTATTGACGATCTGAGCGATACAGTACAGGTTGAGTTTCTTGGTCATACCATGAATGTAAGCGGTGAGATTTCTGCAAAAGGCACAGATAACAATCCCTATGTTGGAATTGGTTTTTATGCTATTAAAAAAGTTAACAACGTGCAGAAGTTTAGAGCAGTCTGGTTCCCAAAGGTACAGTTTGCAGAGCCAAATGATACTAACAATACCAAGGGACAGAATGTTGCATTTGCTACACCGACATTGGAAGGAACCATTATGCTCGATGATAATGGGGATTGGAAGAAAGAACAGACTTTTGACACAGAAGCAGAAGCAAGAGCATATTTGCAGGATAAAGCAGGTATTACTGATAAGTGCACCACTCCAGCTTCTAGTTTAGCAAGCGGTTCCTATACCGCTGCACAGGCGCAGGATATAGCACTGACAGCAGGTGCCGGTGAAGCAATTTATTACACCACGAATGGCACTACACCATCAGCAGTGAATGGAACTTTATATTCTACTCCAATTGATGTAACTGCAAGCTTAGCAATCAAAGCAGTAGCAACTAAGAGCGGTTCCAGTAATTCCGACATTGCTACATATGAGTATATTATTACAGCATAAGAATAATTAAAATGTTAAGAGGGTGGGATTCGTCTCATCCTCTTTTTTGATAGGAGGATTGCATGAGGTATTTAAAGCCAAGCGGAACGATTGTAATAAGAAAAAAACCTTATGATATCCTTTTTACGCTTGAAGTAATCGATGAACTTCAAGAAATCACTGAAATGCCAATGATTGAACTTCTAGGATGGGCATTAAATAAAAAAAATATGAAAGTAACAATACAAATCGTTCTTAAGGTCTTGCTGAAGGAAGTGCCGGATCTGGAAGAGGATAAATTAGAATATTACAGCTATGCGCTGATCAATACATACATGGAACAATTGAAATGTAAGGAAATTGACATTAAAGATAAGCCGAATGTTGAAGTATCAGAGGAGCCACAGAGAATTAACATTGAATATTGGTTTTACATTGGAACTGTGGTTTTAAATCGACCTACAGAGGAAGTTTGGGGAATGACGCTTGGACAGTTAATCACTCTTCGAAATGAACATTATCTTTATAAAGGATGGTATAAAGAAGATAAAGAGGTATCCATCGACGAAGCAATTCCTATTTAGGAGGTAATAATATGCCACAAAGCAAAGCAAACATAGGCCCAAGAATAGTACTTGAAGGGGAAAAGGAATATAAGCAGTCCATAACCAGTGTAAATAATAGTATGAAAGTTCTGAAATCTGAATTAAATGCGGTGAGTGCTGAGTTTGATGGAAATGCAAATTCAGTGGAGGCATTAAGGGTAAAAAATGAATTATTACTCCGTCAGCAGACAGAACAGGAGAAAAAGCTTGAATTATTACGCGGTGCGCTGGATGCAGCCAACAATAAGTACGGAGAAGGTTCCGCACAGGTTCAAAAATGGCAGGTAAAGTTAAATGATGCATATACCGATTTACAGAAGCTAAACAAAGAAATCAATAGTAATACCAACTACCTAAAGGAAGCAGAAAATTCCACAGATCAGACAGCGCATTCTATTGATAAGTATGGAAAAGAAGTAAAACAGGCCGGAGATAGTAGTGAGAAGGCAGGTGGACAAATAAAGAGCGGTTTAGCTGGTCCGGCTATTGTAGCTGGTGTTGCAGCTCTTGGAATTGCAGTAGAAAATGTTGCTTCTAAAATGTTTGACTTAGTAAAGAGTTCCGCAACCTATGCTGATGAAATATTAACACTATCTGCTCAGACTGGAATTGCAACCGATACCCTTCAGGAACTGAAATATATGGAGGAATTAACAGACGTATCACTCGAAACCGTTACAAAGACAATGGCAAAGCAAATCAAGTCTATGGCCAGTGCTCAAAAGGGAACCGAGGATTATGTTAATACCTATAGAAAATTAGGAATTGAGGTAACCAATGCAGATGGATCCCTTCGAAATTCAAATGAAGTGTATTGGGAAGTAATCGATGCTCTAGGTCAGATGTCAAACGAGACAGAGCGTGATGCGAATGCAATGATGCTACTTGGTAAGTCAGCTCAGGAAGTTAATCCAATGATTGAGATTGGTAGCACCGGAATGGCTGAGTTTTCAAAAGAAGCTCAAAATATGGGTTCCGTTCTTTCTAACGAATTATTACAGAACCTTGGAGATACCGATGATGCATTACAAAGACTCTATCAGCAATTGGAAATATCAAAAAGAGAAGTAGGAGCTGATATTGCTCCAGCAATGACAAAGGCAATCGGCAAGGTAACAGAAAAGATAGATGAAGTCGATGGAAAATTTGCAGGCTTTGCAGAAGGTGCCCTTGAAAATGTTTCGGATGGGTTTTTATGGATGATTGACAATGCAGATAAGATTGCTGCAGGTCTTCAAGGAATTGCAGCTGCTATCATTACGAAAAAGGCAGCCGATGGAGTAAGTTATGCTGTTACGGCTTATAAAACATTAACCGCTGCAACTACCGCTGCAACCGCTGCACAAACAGGCTTTAATGTAGCATCAAAAGCTAGTGTAATTGGTGCAATTGCCAGCCTTGTTGTAGGGGCAGGAACTGCATTATATTCCTATGCAAAAAGTGCGAATGCTGCCACCGAAGAAACAAAGAAGCTAACCGATGAAACTTATGATTTGATTGAAAACAGCCAAAAAGTTAGAGATACCGTTCAGGAAAACATAGAAGATCGTAAAAAATCGGCATCATCGATTGAAGCCGAAGCAAATGCAACACAGATTTTGGTAGATAGTTTATATGATTTATCAGAAGAAGAGATAAAAACCGTCGGTTCGAAAGAAAAGATGCTTTCCTTGGTGGAGCAGATCAATCAAGCAATGCCTGACTTAAATCTTACTATAAATGAACAGACCGGATTATTAAGCAAACAGAGAGAAGAAGTCGAAAAGCTGGTTCAAGCAAGAATAGAGCTTAGTACTGCAGAAGCACTCAAAGGAGAGCTTAGTAAAATCGCTCTTGATAAATACAACCAAGAACAGGCACTAAATGATCTTCTTGAAGTACAAAAAATCAAACGAGAAGAGTTAAATCAGTTAGAAAAGGAAGCGGAGATTGCAGCCGGTGGTGGTGTATATGATAAACCAACAGCTGCCTCCAGATCCGCGGATATAACCAGACAGAAAATCAAGGAATTAAATCAAGAACTGAATGAAAATAAAAAAAGCATCCGAGATGCAAAGGAAGCAGTTACAAAACTTGGTTTGTCTTATGAAGAAGCACTGGATTACATCGGAGATCATTCGGAAATTGAAAGTGCGACCAATGCACTGGATGGATTTCTCGAAAAATATAAAGAAACTCTTGATGAACAGAATGAAGCTTATGCGGATGGACTGAATGAGCGTGTGGACTCCATAGATCAATCCTTTGATGCTTCTGAAAAGGCACTGGATAGAAACATCCGAACCGAACAAAAGGCTCTTAAAAAGGCACAGGAGCAGCAGATCAAGATAGCAGAAGATGCTTCTGAAGCAGAAATCAAAATATTAGAGGAAGAGCACAAGAAAAAACTTGCTTTAATCGATGAAGAGTATCTGGAGAAGATGAAGCTAGTCGATGAAGATCGATATAAAAAACTGAAGCAGATACAAGACCAGATTGATGGTATTGATGCACAATCCGAAGCAGAAGAGCGTGCATCGAAGCTAAAGGAAGAATCGGAAACAAGGGCAGAACTAACCGCAAGAATAGCGAGTGCAAAGACAGCAGAGGAACGGTTAGAAGCGCAAAAAGATCTCACAGAGTTTGAAGAGGATACGGCAAAAGATCGTCTGAAAATTGAGCGAGAATTACAGAAGGATATACTAGAGAATCAGAAAGATACCATCAATGATGAATATGATGCTAAAATTAAGGCTTTGGAAAAGGCACAGAAAGCAGAGGAAGAGAAATCCAATGCAACATTTGAAAATGAAAAAGCTGACATTGCAGAACGATTAGAGTCCAAGAAGCAAGAGATAGCAGATATTCAAGAACTTGAAATGCAAGCTCTGGATGATAAGCAGGAAGCGCAGAAGGAAGCACTACAAAAACAGAAAGAAAATGCCATACAAAGTGCAAAGGATACTTATGCGGAGGACCTGGCTGAATTCAAGCTAAATAATGCTTTAAAGTATGAGGAAGCGGTTAACAATGAGGAAAAAATCAACAACTATCTTGCTAAGCAGGCAAGAAGTTCCATGCTAAGTTATGATGATCTTTCCACACGGCTAAACAATTCCAGTATTACAAGTTTTGATAAGTTGTATGACACAACAGGGTATTCTTCCAAAAATACTTCCTTATCCATTGATTATGATCGGTTTGGTGATGCACTCATTGATGCACTAAAAACAGCCAATCTTGATGTTGTTCTGAATGGCAAGGTAGTAGGGAAGTTAATTAATAAATCGGTTGATAATAGCTTACGATAGGAGGTAATTGCATGAATAGCTATTTTATATTCAAAGAAATTCATTCTGACGATATGGTTCGAGTAGAAAACCTTCCTCCTATTGTGAAACCTCCAAAAAGGTATAACATCAAGGAGATTGATGGTAATAATAACATCGGAATCACCGTGAATGGTTATAAAGCCTATGAGAAGGCTATTAAGATATGGTTTAAAGAGGATAATGTGCAAGATAAGTTACTGCAGGTAATGGATTGGCTAGACGGTGCAGGAGAGCTAATTCTAAGCAATGAACCGGATAAGTACTATAATGCATTTATCTTAGATCAAATCGACTATGAGCGTGCTATCCGGTACCGTACAGCTACTGTTAAATTTCTTGTTCAACCATATAAATATGCCCTATACGAAGAAGAAACCACTTCTAGAACAGTAATCAACCAGGGCAATACAAACTGTCTTCCATTGCTTAAAATAACCGGAAATGGTCAAATAGCAGTCCGTATCAATGGAGTACAGGCTTGTAATCTGCTTATGGTAAATCAAAGTATTGTACTGGACGGAGAAGAACAGGAAGCTTATAAAGAAACGAAAGCAAATCTACAAAATAGAATTATGATTGGTAAATTTCCAGAGTTAATACCTGGTATAAATGAAATTTCTTTTTCTGGTTTAGGTACCGTAACTGATGTTAAAACACTTGTAAGGAGTCGATGGCTATGATTAAAGTGTTTCTTGCAACCGATGCCGATTATACAACCAACGGTGAACTCATTTTAAGGCCTAACAGTGCAGTTATTGTAAAGACAGTAGAAGAAGAATATTTAGAAATTGAAGCTCCGCTGAAATATGCGGAGTTTTTAATTCAAGAGAATATTCTGATTGTTGACACATTAACCGGAAAGAAAGGTTATCGAATACACAATCCTGTCCTTAGCGATTCAATTACTGTGAAAGCATGGTTATTTTATCAAGAAATATTACCAGATCCGGCCGATAGAGGAGTAGTGATTGCGCATGGTAAGAACCTTGAAAATCAGGAAGTAACAGAAACATGGGATCAAGTGGTAACAAAGCTGATTCCGATTGGATATAACGGTGCTAAGCTTCCAGAAGGCTATCTGTCTATTGTAAGTCCTTATGCAAAGGTATATGAAAAGACGATTGAATTTGACCTACCGGATGAGCTTGAAGAGCAAGCTAGGGCATTAGAAGAAGCAATAGATACAAATGAAGCACTGGAAGCAACGCTGAAGAACAGCATACCAACTCTTCAGGCAAAATATGATGCCTATGGTCAAACGATTACATCCTTACAGGCTGATATTACGAGATTACAGCAACGATTGAGTCAACTTG